AGCTAGACCGTCAAATTCCACCAGACTTCAAGTTCTCAACTACTCTAAAAATTCCACCAGCCAGTATGCTACCCACTTCTCAACACACCACTCTCTCAACCAACTCGCATTTTCAACATTGGCTGAAACTACCCCACTGACTGAAAAATCCCAACTACTCCACACCATTACTTCTCAACATTACGTCGAAATTTACTACAACCTCCTAGAAAGGTCTCCCCACACCCCTCTAAAGATACCTCTCTATCTTCTTCTATCTTTTTTTAGTTATCAAACAGGATGTTATAACTAGTTAAAAGATATATATATATATTTATATATATATAATTATAAAAGATATATATATATTTATTTATATATATATATAATTATAAAAGATATATATATATATTTATATATATATAATTATATATAACTATACTGGAAGATAAAAATATAGAGATACCTCAAAGTATCTCTATATTTTTCCTAACTATCTAGTTATCTAATATTATCTTAAAAGATATCTAATATACTTCTCTAGTATCTTTTGATATATTATATATAATCTTATATAGGAGGCTCTATGTTCAGACGAGACATCACAGACGAAATGTTTTTTAACCACCTAACCTTGTTTGTAGCCAAAGACACAGAGATGATTAAGATGTTCAAACGCAAGTTCGACGTAGAACATGACAGCATACGCAGATGCCAAGGACAGTATGGTACTCTGGATAATTCTGTGACAGGAGAAACCTTTAACTATCTCTGGATACGGGATAATGACGAGAAAGAGATTACCCCATCAGTTGTCTCGACTCTACAGCATGAGCTAATACACTGCTGTGTTCATTCACTCGCAAACAGAGGTATTCCCATAACAGGAGAGAACCACGAGACATTGGCTTATTACTACACCTTCATGTTTGATAAGACCTTCTCTAAGCTAATGGAACTTTATGAAAAGAGAGCTAAATTGACTTCTCAATCAGAAAGTGATATTATTTAACCATGAAGCCTATCATTGTCACAGGAATTCCAAAGAGTTACACACATCTTACCACACACCTGTTTGAGCGTTTAGGGATGAAAACAACCCCTGACATCCAAGAGGTGAATGAAGACATGATGTTTACAGTTGACACTAACTATAAACCTTTTGTCTCTGAAGACACAGTATCAAGAATCCCTTTAAACAGGCTCTATCCAAATGCAGCTAATCTAGACCAAGGAATGTCAAAAGAAGACCTAGAAAAGTCTTCTATACTCCTCTGTCTGAGAGACCCTAAAGAGTCCATTGCTGCTATAGACAACATGTTTATGAGGGTCAATAGAAACCCTGACTTTGATAAATATCCGTTTAACTATGTGTTTGCTGAGTATCGGTTCTTTCTCAATTGGCTGAAGGACAATCAGTGGTTCTTGGAACATCTGATGGTGTTTAACACAAGTGATTTCTTTGACTATCCGATTGATGCTGTTATGACACTAGCCTCTGTGGCTTCGTTACAGCCCTCATACACGCAGGTAATGCGGATAGCGTCAGATATATGGCCTAAGAAGGAATTGAGCCTAAATACCCCCTCAAACTGCGTTAAAATGGTTAAATACTGTGAGACTGTATTCGACTACATGATTGTTGGTGAATTTAACCATGCAATTGACTATAATTGGAGTTTCAAGTTATGAAATGTCCTAAGTGCGGAAGTGATTTAATGCCTCTTGTAACAGACATGGGGTTTGATAAATCTGAGTTCTATTGCAGGAAATGTAATAAGTCTCACCCAATGCCTAAAGATGCTTGGGATTATTTCCAATCAACCAAGAGTATGAAGAGGGTTCCAAATGTCTCCAATCGATGAAATCTTTAAAATCATAGTTGCGATAGACAACAGTACAGGCACTATGTCTGTGACATATCGAGACAATGAAACTGAGGTTGAGAACAAGCTGGGGTATGTATTGGACTTGGAATATGGGACACCAGATATGTTTGATAACATTGCTGAATTCCTCATTGACTCAGCCAAGGATGCCCTAATTGAAGGAAAAAAACGAGCCCGATATAGTACAGGATTCTCAAAAGAGATTATTCAAGGTAGTTAACACACTGAGAGAGTGTGATAAAGAACTTTGTTCAATCTGTTTTGACCTGTTAGAAGAACTTAAAACCGTAAGAGATGACATGATATTGTTTGAGCTTGAATGTTTTAAATGTGACCATAAAGACTCCATACTGACCAATTACAGCCAGATGTCTAGAGTGTCTGTTAAATGTCCTAAGTGTGGTGAAATAATGGAAATCTTCCTACCTGATGATGAGCTGGATAGGTTGGAAACTAAATATAAAAAAGAGAAACTAGTAGAAGCATAATTTTGCTACCATAGCTCAGCTGATAGAGCGTTCGACTTGTAATCGAATGGTCGGGGGTTTGATCCCCTCTGGTAGCTCCAGTCTTTGAAATTTTTTGGGTCGGGGCTAACCCACTGTATCTTGGGCTTTTTTGGCGAAATACGCCAACATATAGGCTTTGCTGTGTTTTCGCCCATTTGCGATTCGGGGCGATTAATCGATTAAATACGGTGTTGTTTTTCTTGTCCGGGAGTCTCCATGATTGAATTGTGCAGCGGGAACTTGTTAGCGGCGGATGCCGAGGCGTTGGTCAATACAGTGAACACGCAAGGAATCATGGGAAAGGGTATCGCCCTCCAGTTCAAAAAGGCATTTCCGGACATGTTCAAAACCTATGAGGTCGCTTGCAAGCAGGGATTAATTCGCACCGGCCAGGTTCAGGTGGTTGCGTTGAATAGCTTGTTCAATCCACGATTTATTATCAACTTTCCTACAAAGCAGGATTGGCGAAATCCGTCACGTATGGAATATATCGAATCCGGACTTAAAGATCTGCTCAGGGCGCTTAAAGAACACAAAATTCGTTCAATTGCGATTCCTGCCCTTGGTTGCGGCAACGGTGGTTTGAACTGGAAAGAGGTTCAATCACGGATCGAAGATGCCTTTTGCGCTCTGCCCGAAGTTCATGTGTTCTTGTTCCCGCCCACGAATGAATCTACTAATCCATTTTCAAGGAAACACAATGCCGCGTAATTACAAACAGGAATATGATAAATACCAAGGTTCGGAAGAGCAAAAGAAGAACCGTGCAGCTCGTAATAAGGCCCGTAGAGCCGCTATTAGGGACGGTAAGGCATCAAAGGGTGATGGTAAAGACATTGACCATAAGAAGCCCCTTAGAAGCGGTGGTAGCAAGGATGTATCAAACACTAGGGTTCGTGATAAGTCTGCAAATCGTAGTGATAATGGGCATACTAAGGGAGAGAAGCATAAAAAATGGTAAGTAAGAAGGATATCGAAGCACTATCTGCTAAACTAACAGACAAGCAGCGTAAGTTTGCAGATAACATCTTGTTTCTAAACATGCCTAAGAATGAAGCTTATATTGATGCTTATGATGCTTCTAACGACATCTATCTCAAGAGAACAGTAACTCGTGCATTAGAGAGTGAAGTCCTTGTAGACTACATGAATGCAATCAGACAGAATCTTGAAGAGAGCCTGCTGATTGATAGGTATTACATAGTCCGTAATCTTAAGAAATTGGCTGAGACTGGTAATGAGAATACACAGTTGAAAGCCTTGGTAGAACTAGGAAAGATACGTGGCATGTATGTGGACAAACAGGAGATTACTACTTCTGAATCTCCACAAGACATAATGCGTAGAAGCTTTGAACAGACACTTAAACTTCACACAGATGAAAAATCAGAAGCAATCTGAGGAGCAATCATGAAGGAACGACTCATTAGGGATATCTCCCTTATCGTATGTGACTATTTCACAAACAACTCCATTGGTAATCCTGTGGATGATTTCAACAATGTGTATGAGATTATCCATAATTCAACACAGTTCTTGTTTGACATCATTGAAGACCGAGAAGACTGCTAACCAAGGAGTTTGTATGAACAAGATAACACTATCCAAAGAAGTCATAGAAGCTCTTATAGCTGGTGTCTATACAGAAGCAACCAACTTTATCTGGGATGACAAAGGTGTCTCTCTTGAGTATGAGAATCATCTTACAAGTACAGATGTGAGCCCATACATTGACCAGATTAAGTCCCTTGCTGCTGAAATATCCTTTCTTAATGGGGCTATTTATCAAGCAGACAAGTTGTTTAAAGCTACTATGATTGTCGATGAGGAAGAGGAAGAAAACGATGAGTAAGATACAGATTGGTTACGGTGGTGGTAATAGAGAAGGACGTGGACGTGGTAAGTATCCTAAGAATACCTATGGTCCATCACGCAGACAGAATATAACTAATGGTGGATTCTCAACACCGGGAAATAAATGTCCTACAGTTGATTACACTGGAGTAACACAGGAAAAGTGGGATAAGATATTTGGGAATAAGGAATGAAGAAAAAGATTAAATACGGAGACATGTTTGACTCCAAGATGTTAGAGTATTACAGAAATCACATTGTGGACTTTGTTCATGATGTGATTTTTCATAAGGACTCTATTCGTCGTGGTGGACATCTCTATTTGTCTGAGCAACAGGAAGACTTCTTAATAAAGGCTTCAAAGAAACGAAGAGTATCCAGAAAGTCAGGACGGGGCATTGGAAAAACTTTTTGTGCTGCTGCTCTATGCATTTACTGGCTTTGTGTCTATCCTAGTAATACAAAGTTTATATGTACTGCTCCTTCATTCAAGACCCTTAAAACTGCACTGTGGAATGAAATCCTCATGTGGTTTGATAGGAGCCTTGTAGGGCCTAAATACGCAGACCTGTTTGAATTAGGTGCAGAACGCATTTGTTTGAAAGAAAACCGTAACGGTTGTTATGCAGAGCCTCGTACAGCTAAGGATAAAGAAAGCATCTCTGGTATACACGCAGACAACTTGCTGATTATTGCTGACGAAGCTTCTGGTATTGATGATATCATCTTAGATACTTTAGATGCTACTCTCACAAGTGGAGAGAATAATAAATTAGCGCTAATATCTAACCCAACTAAGATATCTGGATTCTTTTTTGATACCTTCAACAAAGACCGTAGACGTTGGGATAATGGAACATATTCTAGTGCAGATTCCCCATTTGTTGACCCAGAACAGGTAGAATACTACAAAACTAAGTATGGTGAAGAACATCCACTCTACCTGATTAACATACTTGGTCAGTTCCCTCCAGAAAATGCAGATTCCTTCCTGTCTTTACATGAAATATCCAGAGCAATGGAGCGTGAAGTTACTCCTGAAGGGCCTATTGAGATAGGAGTTGACGTAGCTCGCTTTGGAGACGATTTAACGGTAGTTTATTGGAGACAGGGGTATAAGGTATACCCACCAAAGACACTGGCTAAAAGCAGCATTCCTGAGACTGTAGGACTTGTTATATCAACTGTTCTAGAGATACGGGAACTTACTGGAAGTACCGATAAGATAAGGATTAAAGTCGATGACACGGGAATTGGGGGAGGTGTTACTGACATCCTTAACCTAGACAGACAAAATAACATCGAAGTGCTCCCGTGTAACTTTGGTGGTGCGGGTAATGAGACGTATCACAATGAAGCTAGCGCTATGTGGGGAAACCTTAGAAACATACTCCCCTTAATATCACTACCTGAAGATGAGAAACTTAAGGAAGAGTTAGCTGCCCGTAGTTGGAAACCATCTCCTACTGGTAAGATTATGATTCAGCCTAAGTCTGAGTTCAAAAAGGCCTTTGGCGGTTCACCAGATAGAGCTGATGCCCTCATTCTTTGTTTCTTTAACAAAGAGAAACAGAGGGTTGTATTAAAAGAATTTGACCCTCTAGATAAGAACATAATAAAGACTCATGTAGGATATGCTGGAGCTGAGAAATATTGCTCAATACACATATCAAAAACCCTGTTTGCTTCTATCTGTTATCTGTCTTGGGATGGTAATAGAGCCTATGTTTATGATGAGTATTGTGGGGATGACCCTCTAATACTCATTACAACCCACATTAGACAGCGTATGCCGTTTGTTAAGATACTAGGTAACGACAGGATGTTTAGCAAGGATACAGAGTCTCTAGAGTGGAAATTCCGTAAGTTTAACATCAACATGTTTGAAAACTACAAGTATGACGAATTGTCTGCTATTGAAACACTGAGTTTATACCTATCAAACAAGAATATTGCAATACATGAGTCTTGTGGTTCTACCATCAAACAGCTTAGTCGTTGGAAGATGGATGGTTCTAAGTTCAACCAAGACATAGACTTTGGATTATGTTATGCTTTATCTAATGCTATTTCTTTTCTACAGGATAAGAAAAAGGCAGTAGAACAGACATATAGCAACCCAATGTTTGGTGGAATTTATCAATCTCAAGGACCTAAAGTGCAGAACTCATGGATGTTGTACTGATTGACTTCTCAATGTGATTGGATTATATTACCATGGTGAATACTCTATATTCTATTAGGTGTCCAGAGGATAGGAAGCATCTTAACAAAGAAAAAGATGTGGAATATCCTACTTGTGGACACCTTTTAGCTATGATTGATGATGAGTTTCTATATCTCCGCTGTCCTATTTGTAAGGTTTTATGGAAGGTTAAAGTCCATAATGCCTCCTCAATTGAAATGACACTGGTTCCAAAAGAACAACAAATTCAATTAGAATCAACTCTGAAAGTAATAAACAATGTCTGAATCTTGGGGACTTAGCAATCTAACAAGTTTAGTTAAACGGTTCGCTTCAGATGAAGAGACCCGTTCTGATAAGAATAGTATGCCGGGAATTACTACGGCAATATCTAAAGTCACAATGATTGAAGACGAGTTTGATAAAGCCCTTGAGGCTAGATATACAGAACGTCTTCATGAAGAAGCTGACTGGAGATTATATACAGGTTTTGAGTTTGGACAATGGGATGCTGATGTTCTAGCAGTAATGAAAGAACAGAACAGAAATCCTGTACAGTTTAACATTGTTCGTGGTAAGGTTGATGGATTACAGGGTTCTGTAATCAAGAGTTGGTTTGACATCTCATTTGAGTCTATAGACCAAAGATTCGATGACTTAACGAAGATTATCAAACAGATGTTGTTAAGTGATAAGGAGCTAATGGATTGGGAAGCTTCTTACATGGAAGTTATCAAACATGGTCTTGTATTTCAAGGTGTTGAAGAAATCTACATAAGTGATAGATATTCTCCACTTGGTAATATAGGCTTTAGAGCACTCCTCCCCGGACACTATGTAATAGACCCACACTGGGTATCTAATGACTCCAGAGACCTACGCCGCCTGTGGAAGACCTCCTATCTAACTGCTACTGAAATAGCTCAGAAGTATAACATCAAAGAATCCTCAGTAAGAGATATGATTAGAATGGAACAAGTTGTTTCATCTGATTATGATATGGAGGATTCTAGTAAAGGTCTTCTCAGGTTTGAACAAGATACTGAATACGGTGATTTATATCGTGTTATAGAATACCACCACCTAGAAAAAGAAAAAAGTAAAATCCGTATAAATATCAATGATGGGTCTATTGTACCAGAGACTGATGAAGCCTTCCTGGAACAGTGGGCTCAGATTAATGGTGTTAATCTAGACTCAGACATCATTGAGAAAGATATATATGAGAATGTCTACTACGTTACAACAATCTGCCCTCAAGTGTCTAAAACAAAGCCACTACAGGACAAACGGGGTTATCTACAGCTTGGTAGATTGCCCTTTTTTCATTGGTCTGCATTTAGAACCAATGGAGTAAATTCAGGTATATCAGAGCTTCTTAGAAGCATACAGCAGACGTATAACAAACGTGAATCCATGATTGACTTCATGATTGCATCCTCTGCTAATGGTGCTGCCTTTATTGACCCAGAGATTGTTGATAATGACCCAGTTCGTATGGAACGAATGATTAAGAACTGGAACAATCCATCATACAGAGATTGGTCTGCTCCCGGTCGTTTGGCTTCAGGAAGACAGTATGTACAAGAGCTTCCTAAGACACAGATGGATTATGGTGTTGTAAATGAATTGAATCGTATGGTTGATATGGCAGATATGATTAGTAAGCATTCTGCCGCTTCTGATGCACGTACACAGAGTTCAGACGAATCAGGCATTCTATTTGCCCGTAAACAACTACAATCAGAAATCAATCAGGCTGCTCTTTTAAAGTCCCTTGAGTTCTACTGGAACCAGAAGGGTGAAGCATATCTAATGGCTGCTAAACAGCTCTATGGAGGGGTTTACAGAGAGTTTGCAATACCTTCTGAGAATCGTACAGTTGAAGTTAATAAGCCTGTTATGACCCCTGAAGGAGAGGTTATAATCAACGATATTACTTTGCTTGATAGAGCTAAGGTTGTTGTTGATAAGTCTCCTTTAAGCACTACTATGCGAGCTGTAGAGCGTTCTATCAATACTGAACTGTTGCGTGTTATTGGTCCAGATAATCCGATTACTCGTGCAGAAGCAGTGAAGAATGTTATGAAGACTCTTGAAGGTTCAGCTGCTGAACGTGCTCGTAGAGAAGAGAACGCCATGATTGAGCTTGAGCTGGCAAAGCAACGTGCTATGACAGACATCATGAATAGTAAATTTACACAGTTTCAGATACAACAGGGTATGAAGCAGATGACCATGCAGCAACAGATGCCCGGAATGATACCACCTCAACAGGGTGGAGAACAGCAAGGTCAACCTGTTCAACCAGCTGGTAATCCAGCAGCAGATTTAGAACAAAGTAACGCACAAATAACACAAAGTTAGGAGTTACTATGCAAGAAGTAAACACCCGTGAAGATGTCGTTGAAAGGGCCTCACGGGACCCTGAGTTCCTTAATTCACTACTGTCTGGTTCTTATGCTGAACCTGCTCAGGAAGAGGTTGTAGAAGCCCCTGTAAGTGATGAACCAGCATCTACAGAGCCACAAGCACCAGTTGAACCTGATGACAGTAATCGTAGATATATAGAGTGGAAAGAACAAGAACTTGAACGTGAGAAACAACGTATCCGTGAGCAAGAGCTACGATACAAAGAAATGGTTGAACGAGAGAAACAAGCTCGACTAGAACTCGAAAAGAAACTAGAAGAACTTAAACAGAAACCTACGGAAAGTCCTTTTCCTGTTGCGGTAACGTCAGATGACGAAGATGATGAGTACGCCTCAGATTACGCTAAACAGACAAGGCAAATGGTCAAAGAACTCAACAAAGCTCTCGAAGGAGTAAAATCCAGTGAAGTGGGAGAGCTCAAAAAGGAACTTCTGCGTATTAAAGAGCTCGAAGAACGACGGGCAAAAGAATATGAAGAAGCACAACAACGGCAGGAAGAAGAATACAGGCAGAAGAAGCTAATCAAGGATTTGGATTCTTTTACCAGTAAGTACCCCGAACTAAAGATGTCTGATTCTATTGAGAATCTTAATCGTGAATGGATGGGGTTTAGGAAGAACATCCTGAATATTACAGGTGCAACATCACCTAAAGAGTTGGAACACTACATTGACGATTATGTCAAGGGTGGGAAGACTAAAGAGTTGGCAGATTCTCATGGTATCCCTTTCGTAAAAGATTATGATAAACTCATGACTGTTTATGAATTGTTGGATATGAAGCGTGGGATTAAGTACAACAAAGAATTGGGTGTTGAAGAACCTATTCTGGATGACGAGAATAAACCTGTTCGGTATCGTACTATTGAAGAAGCTTATAAGCTCAGTAAGTATTACGATGAACTAAATCAAGCTAGACTTAGTTCCATGAAAGATGTTCAACAGAAACTTAGACAGCGCAGTCAGGCTGCTGTTACCTTAAATGAAACAGAGACTTCTTCTTTTGATACGGGTCTATCGAAAGCAGACATTAGCCGTCTCATCAAGATGGACCCTAAGCAATATAAAAATAACCCAGAATTGAGGCAACAGGTTGAAGCAGTCTATCGTTCGATAGGCATGGAACCGCCTCGTATCTAACAAAAGGATTGATTAATGGCTACTATCGTAAAACCGGGTTCCGGTACGCTCTCTACTCCCGTCCTTGCTGGTGGGATTACTAATGGAAGCATTACCACTACCACCGACCGTCCCTATTCACTCGCAACCATGGACGTGGACAGTGGTCTGCTCCTTGATATCATTAACCGTAAACTCCAGATTGAATCCACTCTTGACGATGTGTTCGTTGACCTTGGTGCTGAAGTTTCTTTTAATGGTGGGAAGGTTGCAATCCCTGATGCTTGTGTTATGAAGGTTTCTTCTGAGAAGGGCCCTCGTACTCAGGTTATGCCTATCGCTAACCCTCTGGCTGGAGCTGGTGTTGGTGGAACTGCTGAGTCTATGCAGGGTAACGAACGTGCCACTACTCTCCAGTACATGAAGATTTATTACAATGAATTTTCTCAGGGTGTTATTGGTGAGAAGTGGGGTGTTAACTATAATGACAAACAAGTCTTTAATTACTACCAGAATGAGCAGCCTGCTCTCTCGAAGTGGTTCAAAGAAGACCGTGGTAAACAGTATCGTGAAGCTCTCCTTGAGCGTTATGCTTGGCCGTTGACCAAGACTGGTACTGCTCTTACTCAGAGCTATAACCCCAACTGGTTCATTGCCAACACTGATTTTGCTGACAATGATGCTATTTATAACGCTACCCCGGCTACCATGGTTACTAACCTCGATACAGCCCTTGCTGCTGCTGATACAGGTACTAACGGTGTTAACGCCAACATTAGCCTTGACTACCTTATCTACCTGTCTGAGTATGCTGCTAAGCAGAAACGTACTGAGACAGTTAACATCGGTGGGCAGGAATCGTATGTTGTTTGTCTTCCTTCCAGCCAGTATCTGAAGCTGTTGCAAGACACTTCCGGTCAGCTTGGTGGAATCTGGACTAAGGTCGCAGACCTGTCTGGTGAAGAGCAGCGTTTCCCCGGTATTGTTGGTCGTGTGATGAATCTTGTGATTGTTAAGGATACTCGTTATCCTACTATTACAACCAACTATGCTGGTACTCACTCTGTTGTGTATGTTGAACCCGGTAACATTGATAACCGTCCTAGCGGTATCTATGATGCTTCTACTAACGCAACATGGGAAATTGGTTACTTGCTTGGTAAGGGTGCAATTATCGACTGGTTGGTTACACCTCTGCACTTTGAGATGGAAGAGACTGAGTACGGTAAGATTTACGGTAAGGCAGCGTTCACGGAAGAGGGTATCCAGCTTGGTAATACCTACGACCTTGACACCGCAGGAGCCGCAATCAAGAACTTTGGTTCGATTGCTCTGGCTTTCACTGCTGCAAGTAACGTAACTGTTGCCTAAGTTAAGATGGGGGGTCGAAAGACCCCCTTATTATAAATCCTAGAAATGGAGACAACATGTTTATTTCCCGTGATTTCATGCACAGTTTTGCTAAAAAAGAAGTAGAAAATATCATCTCTAGTTGTCAGTCTGCTGGTCTTGGTGAGCCTATTGAAGTTTGTTATAGTAAGATGACTCAGGCTCCTCCTAAGCTTAATGGATTTGAAATCCCAGTAGTTACTATGGGTGGTGGTACTTCTATAAGTTCAAAGTTTGATTCATCTACCCGTTTCATCGTTGGTACTCTTAAGTACTACCCAGATACAGCAGGTCGTTGTTGGGCATATATCCCAGCCACAGAGAAAAACAAATTTATGATTAAACATAGTTTTGCACTTAACTGGTTTTGGATTGTTGATAAAGCAGTTGAAACCCAGCTTAAGAGTGAAGCTAAGTCTGAAGGACTCCAGACAGAGCCTATTGGTGGTATTGTTTCTATTCGTAAGAACCGTCGTGAAGTAGACTTGGAGAAACAGAAGAATGGTCTTGAGAGTCAACTAGAATCTCTGGCTGCTAAGGTAGCTCGTCTTGAGGCTGAAAAAGAAGCAGCTCTAGAGAAGCTTGATAAAGAGAAACAAAAGAAGTTGTCTGGTGTTACAATAAAGAATCGTGAACAGGCTATTAAAAACATAGAAGCCATGAGAGAATCTGTAAATGCTGACTAACTCACTGATTGCGTATATTAAGAAGTCTGCCACTAATTGGACGGCTGATAACATACGAGAGTTGTTAAACGAAGTACATCGTATCTGCCTTACGACTAAACCCGTAGGGCAGATGCGGGCATTTGACATCTCTACAGGAAATGATTATCTTTTCACTACAACGGATAGTCAGTTCCAGTATGATATTACCACAGCTAATGGGTTTCCATTCAATGGTTGGCGTGTAACAAACATATATACTGACCCTTCAAACATAGAAGATACTTCAATTGACTTCACTAACATAGATGCTACTCAAGATGATGCTTGTAAAGTATTGTTTAAAGAGAACCCAAGAGCACAACAATATTACTTCACATACTATAAGAAACCAACTGAGATTACATCTGCTAGTATCCAATTAGACATACCTCCTCAATATCATCTGGATGTTGTAAAGGAAGGTGTCCTTGGATTGATAGAACTAGCTGATAGTGGTCGTTCTGAACGATGGGCTAACTTCACAGAAAGACTCCTACCTAAACTTTTATTTAATCTCAATGAAGGCAGTAGGACAGTTCCTTATTATGTTAATCCTGCTAGGGGTGGCTTTTAATGTCTGAGAACACATTCACACCACATTCTAGACAAGAAGATGAAAGAGAAGTCGTTAGAGCCCAAAACGATTTCTCTTCTGGTGTATATAAGGATATCCCAGCCTCTGAGATACCTGATGATGGTATTGCAGACCTTAAAAACATGCGTTGTTTAGGCCCTTATCTAGAAGGCCGTCCCGGTAGTAAAGTATGGGGTGATTATTCGACTTTTACTGAATCTGCTACTCTTCCAGTGTTTACTGAACAACTAAGTTCTACTAGTACAGTTGTTGGTAATACTAGGACAATAGAAGTATATTCCCAGCCTATTGAGGATGTTGAAGTTGGTGATTATTACATATATGGTGATGGAACACACGAAAGAATAATTAACGTAATATCAGACACTGTTATACAAACACGCACTGAAACAGCGGATAATAAGAGTTCTTCATACAATGCGTCTATTAGGCATAAAGTTAATGGAATATTCTTCCATTCATATTCAAGACGTGTTATTCTTGTTATGGGCACAGAGATTTATATATCTAATGATTACACCATGACTGAGTGGACTGAGTGTGCTTTTATTGGGAATCAACAATTAAGTAATAGTCTATCTACTTTCTCAGAGCTGAATCAATATCTCCTCATCTTCAATGCTAATGGGATATACCGTTTAAATACAACTGACTTCCCATTCTCAGTATACAAGATAAACTCTGCTATTCCAACATCTGCTCTAACAACTACATCTACTGATGGTGACTATGTTAAAAGATACAGCTATACACTCACTAGGATACTCAATACAGGCGTAAATGGTAATAGACTTACTCCCGGTGCCCTCCTAGTACAAGAGAGCGGAAATGTGGCTAAGAATGCGTCTGGTGAAGATTTTGTAACTGAATATAGTTACGTAGAGTTTCCTCCTTATATAGACTTATCATCACCAATTTCAAATTTTGATGTTCCTAGAAATTCCGATGGTGTGCCAGAACAACATTGGACACATTATTCAATATATGCTACTTTAGATATTGGTAATAATGGATTTGATATAATCCGTAAGACTGCAAATAACTCTGATGTTTATATTTGGGTTGATGATGTACCAATAGTAAAACCAATAGAAACTAACGTAGATATTGATGGTGAAACCGAAGAGGTGTTCACCAATAACGAACGCAATCAACTTGTTTGTATTTTTAACGGTTCTAGATACATACACACAACCATAAGAGATACAAATGGAGTTCTTTATACCCCAGAATTTTTAATACCAACTGCTCCTTGTTGTATAGGTGGAACACAGCCTTTTAAGGTAACCCAAGTTGATGGAAACCTAAATATTGAGACTCCGGATATAAACCAAACTGTAGCTTTTGATTATACTACAGACAGCGTTGTTTTATCGTCTCATGGTTTTAATGATGGTGAACGTATATATTTTACAAATGTAGATGATGGATTTCCTACAGGAATTACTAGTAATACCCCGTATTATATAGTTGAATCTGATGGAAATTCCTTTAGATTATCTACTAAGTATAGTACCTTTGCTAATGTATCTTTTGATGATAATGGTACAGGTACAACAAAGATACATTTTGCGTGGATTATGGCTGGAGATGAGAATAAGACAATCCATCTGTCTGATGGCACTAAACGAACTATAAAAACAGTGACAAATAACGATGCAGATGTGTATGAGTCCTCTAGTGAGTATGATATAGTAACTCCATTAGTAGCTTGTTTAGATAGTGTACCTAGAGGATTTACAGATACACTGAGTGATGAAGAGTTGAAAACTCGTGATGGAGATCCCTACTACTTGATGTCTCTTCGTTTCTTTACTCCTCTACCAGCATCTGATATTGGTGAGTTAGAAGCAGGATTCATATTCTCAGCTATTCGTGACGAACAATATATGTATTATTCTGCTGTTCCAGATGGGTTTGAGTACCAATCAGGGTATTACCATGCAGGGTATCAATTTGCTCGTTTTAAGGGTCTTATTAGGGCACTTAAAGCCTTACCCGATAGATTGGTAGTATATCTAGCTAATTCGACCTATACGGTGCCTCTAAACGTATTTGAGACGGTTGATTTGAGTGTAGTAGGTCTTGTAATACCGGTCATCTCAGGACAAACACTGGCTGATGCTCAGATAGGACTTTTGGACTACGGTTCATTGGCTGATTTAGAAATTGGTAAACACATTATGATTACTAATGAGCCAGCAATCAGGGTGTTTGACGGTAATCAGTATTCTGAGAATGTTGCATCACAGAGGTTTATGAAAGATTTACGAGCATTACAGACAGCTACTTCTGCTATCTATGACTCTCGTATTGGATATAACTTCTGGGGATTAACAGAATAATGGCTATAGATTTTATTGCCAGTAGAACAGATGGTATTAGTCAGCTTGATGTGTTGTTCGCAGCTATTCAAGATGGCACTTTGATTATAAATGAAGTTGTGACTGGTTCAAATTACTATGTATCAGACCCAACATCAAGCAATGTTTTAGAGGATATAACATGACTACTACCAATGCTAAAATATTGGAATATGAAAATACTGAAGCTAATGTAGACCTTCTGTTGAATCTTAAGCAGAACGGTTTTACTACAGACACTAAGAAGTTCACGCATAAGTTTGGCGATGCTGATGTTAAACATTGGTCTCCAGATGAAGGTGATCAAGTTAGACAGGGGAGTCTTGTTGTTAGCGGGACGATAGATGCATTTGATGATATAAATGCACCAAATCTGAATGTTGATAATTGGGATACTGCTTATACTAATAATCACATACATTCAAACAAGTCAAATCTCGACACCATAAATCAGAACTTAGGGATTGCTCACAGTCCTACGTTTGTCGATGGAGTATTTACTGGAAACTTTAGATGTGATGGTAATGCTACGATAGGGAATGCTGAGTTCGATGAGCATAATGTATATGGTAGCACACTACACCTATCAAAAAAGAATGATGGTATAGGTAGCGCACTTTTTAAAGTTTGGGGTTCGGATGGAGACCGTTTAAATGGAACTTATATCCAGATGGGATATCAAGATACTCGTGGATATACGCTTCGTACTAATAAAACCGGATCTCAGAGTGCATCGGCGATGTATATCTACACTGGCGATAACACCACCCAGCTCGTCCTAAACACCAACAACAGCGTGTCGATGAGTGGCCCACTGACTGCTGGAAGCTTTTCAACCACTGGAATACTTAGTGCCGGACAGGTAAATGTTGACAATTTGCGCCTTGACGGCAGTACTATATCAAGTACAAATACAAATGGAAACATTAACATAACTCCGAATGGTACTGGCTTTGTTCAATATATCTCTGAT